CCCGCATAACGTTCTCTATTTTCGTATCACAACTACTTCCCGTTTTCCCAATCTTACAAGTGATAGTAACAATGAATGGATCTGGGAAAGCCATTCAATAATCATTAAAGCACTGATGCGTATCCGTAGTCGACACTCATAATCTTGTCGATAATTGGGCGGGCATATATCTCATGATACTCAGACCTGAGAATAAGCTCACAAAATTCGTCTACTTCCACGCTCGTGCATCCATACCTCTCCTCGATCCAACGTGTACCGACATACTCTACATTTTCGCCGGTGATTTTCATCTGTAGCGACTCACTAACTCGTTTATCACGAGTTCGACGCATACGTTCAGGTAAAATAAATCTCCGTCTAAAAGCATTGAGCACATCATTGTTACCAGCATGGCGATACGAACGCACCACTTCGCTATTAAACAATTCTACACGCTTGCCTAACTCCCCTCGTCCTGGGTAATCTCCGCGGAAAGTACCGAACGACCGCAAAATCGTCCCTAAATTTAATTGGGGAACGATGTTGCCTTGTTCATCAAATGCTGGTGATGTTTTCAAAAACTGTAGACCAGATGCATTTTCTTGTGGAAAGATTTTGACAAGAAAACCGCACGAATACGCTGCTCGCCGCAGCATCTCGGGTACTTCTGCCATTGTTAGATTATCTCTCTCTAACAACCTTTCTTTAAACGCCATCGATATGCATGTATTTGCAACATTGTTAGCAGTTGTGGTATAACTCGATCCGGAAAATAATGTCGATCCGCCATTTGCACCATCTTGTGTAAATCGAATCTTCTCCTTCCCACCTGGGTTACGTACAACAAAATCGGATCTAAGTTGGTCAAAGAGCCTCGCAGCATCATCTTGATAAGGTGAACTGAAAGTCAAAATCTCTTCGAAGAAATCAAATATAGGTTTAAAATTTGATCCGTCACATGCTTTGATGTCCATGTTACATTTGAAAACACCATCAGTGCATCGAACGCTAACACAACTATCGTCGCTGAAATATGTGAAACATGCCAACTCGGGTTTTAATAGTGCTGTATAAACCTTGCACAACTCACTCCTTTCTGGGGATTTGCAAAAATAATGAAGATACCCCTGGTCGTTGTACTCCCGGAATGCGTTTTTGACCCAATCCATCATATACGCAGCAACACACGACCCTGGATTCGTTAAATCCCCAATACCCCGCAAATTCTTACCTTGCTCCAGTATTTCACCTGGTTTGCACTTGTAATCAACATACTTAAACCATCGTCCGATACTTATACCGCGATGTTCAAGCATCTCAACTGATTTCATGCGCACTTTCCATAATGAATTACTTTTATCACTTGCCCATCTAAGTCTTTCTTCTCTAGGCGACAACCTATTTGCAAACTCTTCCTTGAGTCTACGTGTTATGTGATGTTTCCACTTTTCCAAGGTGGACGGTATGTTCATGAAGAACATTTCCTGTTGTTGTATCAAAGCTTGGTGCAAGAATGGTTCTCGCGGTTCGCGTGTATTTGTCAATCTACGAACGGCATGTTTGATGCCTATGTGATTAACAGTATTAATAGTACCCGTGTGGGAAAAGCACGGGCCGTACACGGTGCGATACTCCACTCTGTGACTTCGATCAGGAAACGTTACATCGTTATTAATAAAATAGGGACTGCCTCTACCGCAGACATTGTACCTATGGCTCCACAAATATTCTGTATTTGACAAATTGTCAGTCGTTCGCGCCTTGTGGAGTGATAAATAATTTGTGGCGCGCTGACTCACAAGTCAGAAGTTCCGCATAGGAACACTGATGCGACCAATGTTTAAATGTCGCATCCGTGACTTCTGCAGTTCTAATGACTGGTAAATCAATATTACAGTATTCATAACTGTATCAGGATCGGCGTGGATATGATCTCCACCCATTATCTGTAAAATATCCTCATACAAATAACCAGCTAGGTTATCTGTGATGACGCGCTCCGGTGCGCGCTTTACTATAAGTCTAGTCACTAAGTTAAAATAAACATCCTGCGTTGAGTACCATGTGTACCCCAATTCTCTTATTTCCGATTCACGCATAGGTGCAGCGTCACGTCCAAACCTGCCAGGATTACTAGCAAACATGTGCGCGGCACTATAACTAACGTGATCGTTATGAGGGATACGGTACTCTCCGGATATTCGCTCTAACAAGGCGGTGGGGACTATATAGGTTGAAAACCACTCACTCCAGGTTCTCCTAACAACGTCTTTATAATACAACACCATTGGTCGCACAGCAAACATACTTGCGTCTCCAACAGGCGTGTCATCGTAAAACCGATGAAAGTTATATCGAATCAGTGGTGCAACGATTGGTGCGATGACGTTTGGAATTTCCACTGGTGGAGGGGGTGCCTCTACTGGGTCGTCGGGTCGAACATTAATTTGTGGTTGCAAGGGAGCATGCCCCAACTGGTCGAAAAAGAAAACAACGGGAATGTGGTGATCTTCAATGTCATAATTATTTATGTTATGTTCTTCGGGTGCAACATCACCCGGAATAACGAGTTCCCCCGCGAGCTCTGGTGCCGCAACAACTGGAACAGCAACTGGTTCCGGCGCAGCAACTAAGCCTACATCTTCGCGAAGTTCCTCGTGCTCGTCATCTTCAACAACATCAAGGTCTGCCTCATGTATATAACCCAACAAAGCAGCATCCCATGGGGATATCGGCCCTATAAACCCTTCCGGAGGATCAGGGATCCCCCATACGTCCGGGTGTGTCAAATCATATGCCCAAGGTCCTTCATAACCAGTTGCGCGATCCCCCATGATCGCCCAATTTGGTAATTCCATTGGATTGTCAAAAATGGCTTGCGGAAAATGAATATTCCCACGACATGTGGGACAAGGAAAACTATCTGCTCTAAGATTGCCTCGTGCGTCACGATAACCTCGTGCGCAACCAAAACAAAGACCATGATTGCATGGTCCATAAAATCTACTCAGGATGGTTCCACGTCTACGCGTGAACCCAAAATAACATACTTCGCAACTATCAGGCTGAATACGGCGGTCTGGGGGGGGCAGGCCTTGACGGCGCAGTGGTCCGCGACGCGCGGGTCTTACGCGTCCCCGCCCCTGGTCTACGTTGTTAGGGTTCATCATTGCATATATTCATGGCTTGCATTTTATCGAGTGCATTTAACAACCGCTGCTCTAGTGGAACTTACTCCACGGTAGTATGAATCGCTAACGCTAGACTCATACACATAGCGTCCAGTTTGCGCGCACTCTTGTCCATCTGATCGCGAGTGGGTAATCAAGCCACTCAGGATGTCTGGAAGTGTCGGCGCACACAACCACTAGGTGGCCATGCCCGGAATTATTAGACAAATGTAATCAAAAATGAATTTTTATATTTTCTTTATGACATAAAATAAATAAAGCTTCCCACCCCATTTGCTTAAATGGGTGAAACGTGCAGATCATCAAACACGGTGGTAGCATAAAATAAAATAAAATCTAATGTGAATAAGCCAAAATTACGTCCCATTTGCTTAAATGGGTAAAAAAGTGCAGATCATCAAACACTACGTTAAATAAATAAAGACTTAAGTACCATAGCACCGCCACGAATGGCCATGGGTCCAATTTCACGTGCAGCGTTGCGCAACGCGTTGAGGCACGCTTCGGTCCAAGTTTCTTCAGGATGTGCCTGCTTTCGCAAAGGAGCACGAAACAAAGATTCTTGTACTAAAGCGAAGCCGTCAGGATCGCGGTGTGATGGTGTTGCAGCAGCACCGGTGTTGAAGCCAATGTACTCGAGGTGCTCGACTAACTCTACTTCGTATGTGTTACCAGCGACACCAGTAAACAAAATGACAGCAGTGGGAGCAGCAGAGCCAGCACCTACGGCAGCATTCACGCCTGGAATAGCACTTGGCCCACTATTTGCGGCAACACACTGTGCACCCTGCGAATATGGATAAACAAAATTCGTCATGGTGTAAATGTTACCAGCAGTCTCTGTTGGGGCCAAGCTAGCAAGACTAGTGAAATTGTGTTCCGGATCGGTGCGTCCAAAATCTGCAATCCAACACTTCTTATCTGACACTCGCTCAATTACTGTCTCTGGGTACTGACCAAGACTCGTAGTGGTGGCGTTGTATAGACTGCTATGGTTGGAATCAACTAAACAATACATCAAACCTCCCATGTTCATCACAGTACCAGTGTATTGCGCCGAAAGACCGATTGCAACAATACGTGTTGCATTAGTCATAAATTGGTTGGCACCAAGTACAGGTTGTGATGGAACGAGTGTGGAGGTTGCGTATGGTGTGTTGATACCTGCAGTGCTAACACCAGTCACCAAACTCGCCACCCCAGCGGCAACGCTGAGATATGTCGCCGCAGTTCCAGTAAAAGCAGCATTCGAGAAAAATAGCGCGGGACAATCGTTGGCACCAGTTGGCACACATGCGACAAAACCGAAGCCTGCGGTACCGATAGTAACTGTAACTCGTGAGAAAGCTCGCACTTTATGCGACTCTCGTGAATTTCCCGCGGGGACGCAAGCACCATCGCCATAAGAATTCCAGGGGTCGGCAGCAGCAACGAAATACTTCGCTGCACATTCTGTCATCCGTGGTATGGTAAAATTAGGCATAAACGTCCCCTTCTTTTTCTGTGAGTTATTAATTACTACGGCTCCACTAGCTTTTGGCAGCTGTTTACTCCCAGCCGCCGAGGATTTCTTCTTCTTATTTTGCAAGGGAGAAGAGCCCTTGTTCTTTAAAGTTTTCTTGTTAATACATTTCCTTAGTCCCAGAGGTGCATCAGCCCCTGGAGGTTGGAATGACATGGCGTCGTCACTCTTATAACGCGTCCATAGCACTTAAGCTCCCGCGTGTGAGTACATATAACCGCAGCCTGGCCAACCCACAACTTCTAA